TCATCCGTCCCCCGAACCATGCCCCCGCGCCACCACCGCCCGGCACCAATCGTGTCTTCGCCTTCCTGCCCGTCAGGGGCTTGCCCTCGCCGCGCATCAAGTCCTGCCCGAAGGTTCGCGCATTCTTGCCCATTTTCACGCCGCCACGTTCCAGAACACTGCTCCCGGCGCGGCCCGCTGCCGGACGAACCGCCAGGCCTTCGCGTCGAAGTTGCTACAGGAGGGAAACGGCGGCCTCAGCCTCGCGTCCTGCTCGAACTTCTCCGGCGCCCTGATGACCTGCGCGCAGCCGGCATTGGGAACTGCTCCCACCTGCACGGCGAAGAACCGGGCAGACGGCCACGCCCGCTGTAGCGCCCGCGATAGCACGCCACTGCCGGCGACGGTCCAGACCTCGCGGGGGTTCGCCTTGAGGCTGCGCGCAATGTCGGCCAGGGCCTCGATGAAGGCCGGCGTGTCCAGGCCGAAGGGCAGAAGGCGGCCGCCGGTGACAGCGCAGTACTGGCGAGCCCTTGCCTTTAGGACGCTCATATACCCGCAGGGGACCTCGATGATGCGCGCCCCCGCGGCCTCAGCTTCAAGCGTCCGTGCGTGCTTTACGCCACGCTTGGCACAAAACACCGTGGCCCGCTTGCCGGATTCGCGGGCTACGTGGGCCAGGGCGACCTGGGCATATCCGTAAACGGGCGAGGCGTAGACGTACTCACCGGCGCCGTTCATCAGGACCGGCAGGGCTCGCCTCTTCGTCCCGCCCGGCAGCATGTCGTCGCGCACGACCAGTACGTTGTCGATCTCCTGCAGTAGCGGTGCGCCATGACAACCGTGTATTATCTGAATATCGCGAGGCATCCCTGCGCGCAAGATTGAATTGGGGGCGGCCCGATTCTCATTCGGATTAGACTCCCCTCTGGGAGTCGGGCACCTTTTCTTGCCCAAGTACTCAAACGTTTCGCCACCGCTGCGGTTCATTCGATCGCCTTTCCGCTGCCGTCACCGCGCTGTTGCTTGCTGTAGTCTGCAGCCGGCCGGGCGCTGCCGCCGGGCGACGCCTTCCACCGCGCACGCGCCTGCTCCGCGGGCTCAAGCCCCAGCAGGTTGCCCTCGCCGCCCCGCCCTAGTTCGCTCTTGATGCCAAGCGCAATCCAGGCCCGCTTGCGGTCCTGCCAATATCCTTGCCGGGCATCAAGCACCGAGAACGGCGGCACGCCGAAGCGCTCCACAAGGGTCCTGCGGGCTTCCTCGGGCGACGCCGGGCCGCCGTCGTCAGACATGAGCTCGGCGAGTTCCTCCTCGTCCCAGAACTGCCCGAGGTCAATATCCAGGGCAGCCAGCACCTCGGCGTTCCAATCCAGATCAATCTCAGCCACCCGGTTATCGGCCACGGCAAGCTCGACGGCGCGCTTGTCCGTCGTAAGGTCCAGATCCCCGCGCCGCACAGCGACCAACGTCTCTCCATCGGTCTCGATGACGGCAATCTCCTTCAGCCCGAGCTTCCGTGCGGTCTCGACCGTCTTGTTGCCGGCAATGACCCTGCCCTGGCGGTCCACCAGAACGGAGCGCCCGGCGCCCAGGTTGCGCAGCGAGTCTTCCAGCATCTTCCGCCCGCGGGCACTGCCGCGATTAGCGTTCTGTGTATCCAGGGTCAGGCTGGACAACGGCAGCACCCGGACTGTCGGCTTGCTTCCCTTGCGCGTCATTCCTTCGGCTCCCGGCGGCCAATGTGTTCGACAACCCACTTCACTTGCACCGGCCCGCCGTCCTCGCCCCCGATCGGCTGAAGGACACGGCCCTCGACCCGGTCTGCAATCTTCCGTGCGGCCACCGTATTGCCCTTGACTGCTGAGTGGAGTTGGCCGAGCGCCATCGCGTCAGCCCATCTTGCCCCCTGCGGCAGCCTTAGCCTTGAGCGAATAGCCTCAGGCAGCGGTGTCCCGACGTGGAAAGCGTAGGCATCCGAGATGGGAGCCCGTCGCGGGCGCTGCCCTTTCTTCCATTTGTCGGCTTCCATCTCAGGCGCCAGCCTTGCCTTCATATTCATTGGCTGTTCCTTTGCGGGTTAGCACCCGTTCGGGCTTCTTGGGCTACCCGTGTTCCGCTCATCGAGGCTTGGGCTTGATAAGGGCGGCATTTTGACTTTCGGCTTCCTTGTCTTGCGATCCATCGTCGGGTCCTTGCAATCACCCCCAATATGCACGACCTCAATGCGAAACCCCTCGCCCTCCGGCGTTTCCACTGCCACCGGCAAGCGGACGCGGCCCTCGATCCGGTCCGCGATTTCCTTTGCTGCGACTGTATTGCCCCTTAGCGCCGCGTGGATTTGTTTAACCGCAATAGCGTCCGCCCACGTTGCGCCCTTGCGGAGCCTAAACCGCCTGCGGATATCGTCGGTCAGACGCTCCGTGACGTGGTGCTCGTAGGCTTCGGAGATCGGTGCCTTCTTTGGCCGTCCGCCGGGGTTAGGGCTGGGCTGTCCCTTCTGCCAACGGTACGGCTTCAGATTCTCCGGGCAACGGTCGCCCGTGTTTTCCGCGGTGTTCTCAGCGGCGTCGTCTCGTTCGTCTTTCATGCCCGATCACCCTTAACAGGCGATCCTAGAGGTCCGAGCCCGCCGGCAATACGATTTCCCTGGTCGCCTGTTTTTACGTTTGTAACTGGCTGATATGATTGAATCGGTGTCCCGGTTAAATTAGGTCCCGCCGCGGATTCAGCCCGTCCCGCTCTTGCCGCTCGCTTCTTGCAAGTCTCGTCACAGTAGAGGGCCCCGCGCCGCTTCCCTTTGAGGCTACCCTTGCAGTACGCGCACTTGCCCGGCGTGGAATGCTTGCGGGCTTCGCCCCGGTCGGCGAAGAAGGCGGTGTCCCTGCAGAGGGCCGAGCAGAAAACCTCGGGCCTGCCGGCGATCGTGTAGCGGAAGGTCTGATTCAGGGCCCTCCCGCAACCGTTGCACTTTTCGATCAGGAAGAGGCCGAGGGCACGGACCGCGACAACTTCGGCGGCGGTGAGATTCATTCGTCACCGCCTTTCGGTTCTTCTACGCCGGAGTCAGTTTCGGGAGAATTCTGGTTGCGCGGGGGTTGCGGATTCTGCCGGACTTGTTCGCATTTTGCCGAGGTAAGTTGTTGATTCTCTTTAGAATAAGTGCCGGTTAAAGGTTTCCTAAACCGTGGGTCGCCTCGAGCGGCGCCTGGCAAGCATGAACGTGAAACAAGACGCTCGAACGCCGATTGCAGGTGCAGGACGCTATGCCGCTCTGTTGGCTTTGCTTGCGCTGAGCGCTCTTTCTTCTACAAGGATGCTTCAGGCCACGGCCGCATGAGAGCGTTCAGGAGGTTGGAGGGTCCCGGTCCGCGGCGCGGGCGACGTTCGTACTCCCCCCTCTGGCGAGCGCTCGAAGCCCCCGTTTAAAATAGCCCGATCGTCTCTCCCCTTTGGCCCTACGAGAAGCGGGCGAATCCGACGAGCACGACTGCCCGCCGTTGACAACCGAGATCGACCCGTCTCGGAGCCAGTCCATGGGCAAGAGCCGCTTGTCACGGCCGGCCTCGGTTTGGAAATTCCCTGTTAAATGGCGTTCCAGCATGGCTGCCAGGCGCACGAGAGCATCCGCGGCCCCTCAGGCCCCGTTGCCGCTCGAGCCTTCGCCAGTTCGTCGCCAACTCACAAGGTGTTCAATGACAATAGGATGAACGGTTTGGTGGACGAAGGAGCACGGGGGGCGATGCGACACTAGGAGGGTCGTGCCGAGCGCAATAGGCGGCATTTTTCGATTTCCCTGATAATTCCCTGTTATGACCAGTTGTTCGAGATGATATTTTGAGGAAAGAGCCCGCGTTTGTGCCGTTTAGGGGCCATCGTGGGCCCATGAAGACCCTCAATTCCCTGTAAAATTCCCTGTTTGCAGGGAAAGAGCAGTTCGCGCGTGACTGCAACCTCCGCCAGCAAGTCTGGGCTGTAGAGAAAATCTGCGCCCTATCGATAGAAATCCGCCAAAATAGTCGGGAATTGCGACTTTTCCGCCTCGGAACCGGACCGGAGAAAGGGCACCGGCCGGGCTCAACAGCGTGGAATGTCCGCCTATTCTCCGAAGGGCAAATTCGAGGTCCGGTTCCAAGTAGCCGCGATCCGGCAGCAGTGGGGCCAATCTTCCATTCTGGGGGATGTTCTGGGGTCAGAATGCGCGGGCTGGAGGTTCTTTCCCGGGCTGCTCTGAAGGGCTAGGGCGGGGCGTGCTGGTGTTCCTCAGACCGGAATCATCCGGGCTTGCTGCTCGTCCCAGGACAGTGGCATGCTTCTCAGAAAATGTTTCAGGGGAAGTTCGGCTTCAGGCTCTCCACTGACAATGGCCTCAATGATTCTCGGTGATAGAGCGGCCAGCCGGAGGATTCTAGTGACGTAGCTCGCGGTGAGATTTGTTTCCTGGGCCAGTTGCTCTTTGGAGTGGATCTCGCCGTCGATGATGCGCTGCCGCCACTGATGGGCGCGAACGATTGCTTTCAACAGCGATGGATTGGGTTCGACGGTCTCGGCCTGGGCGGGGGGCAGCACCAGGCGCAGCTCACTGCCACGCCGTGCCGGGGTGTAGGGCTGGCTGAGGACAAGCGGAGGGAGCTTGGCGGAACTGAGCGGGGTATCCGCGGGCGCCAGGCATGCGATGAGGCCGTGGACTCGAAGCTCGATGTCGATGCTGGTGTGGTTCACAACTACCCGACTGAGGGATTGCCTGACAAGACCCAACAGGGCATCGTTATCTTTATCTCTGGCTTCCCGGGCGAGCTTCCGAGCGGCCTCGATCAGTCGCTGCTGATCCCTGATCTCCAGGTCGTAGTCGCTGAAGGTCCGAGTCAGCTCTTGGGGTGAAGCAAGCCACAGCCGCAGGCGCGAGCGCACGAGGTTCTCGATTTCGACCGCCGGGAGCCGGTCCGCCGCAGCTGCCTTTCTCTGCTTTTGGATCACCGCCTGGCAGGTGTAGTAGCGGTAGCGCTTGCCCTTCTTAACGGCATGGGTGGGGGTGTAGCGGTTGCCGTCAAGGTCGAAAAGCAGCCCGGTGAGAAGGCTCGGTGACGACTGCTTGCCCGCCTGGCGGTGGCTCCGGTTGTTGGCGGCGAGGCGGGCTGCCACTTTCTCCCAGACGTCCAATGCGATGATGGCCTCGTGCTGACCTGGGTAGGTCTGCCCGCGATGAACAATCCTGCCGATATAGATTGGGTTGTTGAGGAGGTGGTAGAGGGCCCCTCGGGAGAAAGGCCTGCCGCCCGAGGTTCGCCCTCCGGCTGAAGTCCTCTGCTTGCTGCGGATCTGCTTCTGGTCCAGGCACCGTTTCAGCTCGCTGACGCAGCCCAGGCGCAGGTACTCGGTAAAGATCTCGCGTACTACGGTAGCCTCTTCCCGCTTGACGATCAGCTGATGGTCCTTGCAGTCGTACCCGAGCGGGACCTGTCCGCCCATCCACAGACGCTTCTTCTTCGAGGCCGCGATCTTGTCCCGGATGCGCTCGCCAGTGACCTCGCGCTCGAACTGGGCGAAGCTGAGCAGGACGTTCAAGGTCAGGCGGCCCATGGAGGTGGTGGTATTGAACTGCTGGGTCACGGAGACGAAGCTGACTCCCTGTTGGTCGAAGGCCTCGATGATCTTGCCGAAGTCGGCAAGCGATCGGGTCAGGCGATCGACCTTGTAGGCGACCACGGTGTCAACCCGCCCGGCGGCGATGTCCGAGAGCAACTGCTGCAGGGCAGGACGCTCCAGATTGCCGCCCGAGAATCCGCCATCGTCATAGGGTTTGTGCAAGGCCTGCCAACCCTCGTGGCGCTGACTGATGATGAAGGCCTGGCAGGCTTCGCGCTGTGGGTGGAGAGAATTGAAGGCCTGCTCCAGACCCTCCTCGGAGGACTTCCGGGTGTAGATGGCGCAGCGGACTCGGGCAGGAGTCGTCACTCCGGGCTCGCTTCCCCGCGGGTCTGCAGGCCGAAGAACACGGGCCCGGACCAGCGGGTGCCGGTGATCAGGCGGGCGACCCAGAGAGAGACTTGTGAGACTTGCCGCGGTAGAGGAAGCTGCGCTCGGTGGCGATCACCTCGTGGGTCTGGCGGCGCCATTCGCGCAGGAGCCGGGTCCCGGGCTTTACGCGCGTCTCAGCCCTGGGGCAGGGCTTGCCGCCGTCGAGCGAAGCGCCCAGCTGGGACAGGCGTCGTTCGGTTTCGGGCTTCAGGCCGCCGCAGGTCTTTTCCTGGGTGCGGTAGGCCAGGATGGGGATCATCAACTCCCGGCGCAGGCCGGTGGGGGCGGCCCGGCCCCACAGCGTTTGCCACAGCTCCAACAACTGGGGCCGCGATAGGCCCGGCAGCAGGGCCAAGGATGGCGCCTGTGCGCCCTTATTGTGCATGTTGTTCCTCCTCATTCTCCGTCGTCACCATTGGCGCTTGCGCACCCCAAACAGTCAAGCGAAACCTGGGGCTTCACCGGCGACGAAAGCCAAACCCAGGCGAAGTGAAGGACGCCGTAGAACGAGGCTCTAATCCCGGGGGTGGTCCGTACTTCTCGTCCATCGCGCGGACCTGGTCCCATTGCCCTAGCTCAACCAATGCCTTGCGAGACTCCCAGCGCGCCCAGACATAGACGCCCGACATTAAATGACTCCGCCCCTTGAGCCACTCCAAAGCCTGCGAGGTTGAATCGACTTGGTCGTTGAACTTGCCACGCGGGAAGGTCACCAACTCGTGCAGATAAATTTCAAGCCAGGGCGCCTTCTCCGGCACGTACATCATGCCGTTCTCCATGGTGCTGGTCGCGAGGCTCATCCTCATCTCCTTCTCCCCCTTAGGGACGCAGCGGGTCACACCGTAAACGCCTTCTTGGATCAGCTCCTGGATGAGCTGGGTGCCCGAGGCCTTGTCCTCAATCAGGATCACTTTCGCCTTGTGTACGGCGGCCTGTTCTCGGACCTGGCGCTTCAACTCCGGGTAGTCCATCCGGCGCCGCAAGACGTGCAAGAGGTAGACTTTCTTATTCTTCAACCCCCAGGTGGTGCAGACGCTGTAGTCACTTAGTTCGGTGACCTTGTTGGCCGAGTCCCAGCTTTGGAAAATCAGTTCGAAGGCTGCCGGAAGGGTTTCCGGGGTGTAGGTTTGCAGCCATTCGCGCTTGACCATGCCGCCGCCCAGCGGCGCCGGCTCCTGCTGATATTGTCCGGCGAAGTGGTACTCACCCTGGACCTCCCGGATTTGGGCCAGTACCTCGAGAGGCTCGCGTTCCGGGTGCAGGGCCTCTCCCTCCTTGCGGGTGTGGACGACAGACCCGCAGACGGTGACGATCTCGTGCCGTTCGTCTTCCTCGGCGATGGCCGGTAGCTTCAGCAGCCTCCATACACCCTCCCCCTGTTTCAGAACGTGCCCGACCAGGTCGTCTTCATGCAGACGCTGCGTGATCAGGATGATGCAGCCCTCCACCTTGCTGTTCAGCCGGCTGGAAAGGGTGTGATCGAACCAGTCGTTAGTGGTCCGGCGCTGCACTTCCGAGAGTGCTTCCTCAGGCTTGGTGGGGTCATCGATGATAATGAAATCGCCGCCGCGTCCGGTTAGAACACCACCAACCGAAGTAGCGAGGCGGGTGCCTCTGCACGTGGTCTGGAAGTCATGGATGGCCGGCCGGGAGGAACTGAGGCGAGTGCCCGGAAAGAGCTCGCGGTACCTGGGGCTCATCATCAGCGTGCGGCAATCGAGAGCGAGCTTATCGGCCAGGTCCTGGGCGTAGCTGGCGCAGACGATTTGGGTGGAAGGGTTGTGGCCGAGCAGCCAAACCGGAAAGCAGATGGTGGCACAGTGCGACTTGAGGTATCGCGGCGGAATGTTGATGATGAGGCGCCTGCAGCGCCCCAGGCGGCAGTCTTCCAATGCCGCCGCGATCACATCGATGTGCCAGTTGGGCAAGTACGCGGTCCCGGGGTTGAGCTCGTAGAAGCTCTGCTGGATGAAAGATGTGAAGTCAGTGGGCAACAGGGCTTTCAGCTCTGTTCGGGGTCAGGATCGGGGTCATGGTCAGTCTCCTTTTTGGCGCCACGGAGGCGGCGCAGTAGGGTTTGAAGCACCCTGTGATCAGCCTCGGCAGGTTCAGAGCCCGGCTGCATCTCGGCCTGCTCTTCGGCGGAGCGTGCCAGTGCGGTGAGCAGTTTCACGGCCGCCAGGTCGCCCGAGGCGGCCTTGTTAACGAGCTGCTTGCAGGCTGCTTCGAGCTTCGTGACCTTGACTCGAGTTCCGTTCTCGTTGATGATCACCTCCTCCTGCAGCGCTCGCTCCAGTGCGGTGGCCAGGTTGGGCTTGCCCTTGGGGCGGCCCTTGGGGTTACCGGACTGGCCCTTATGGAAACGGGTTTCCTTCGGCGGCTTGCCGAAGCCGACTTCATCGTCGTTATCTGGAGGCATGTTGGCGTTCCTTTCCGATCTCGTCGAAGCTGCGGCCGGTCTTCTGGTGGACGGCAAGCTTGCCGGTGAACTGCTGCCAACGACGGACGATGGTGTCGATGTAAATCGGGTCGAGTTCCATCCCGAAGCAGACCCGTCCGGTGCGCTCGGCCGCGATGATGGTGGTGCCGCTTCCGAGGAAGGGATCGAGCACCAGATCGCCCCGGGCCGAGCAATCAAGGATGGCGTCGGCCACCAGCGCCACCGGCTTCACTGTCGGATGAAGAGCGAGCAGGTTGCCTTCGGAGCCGGAGCGGGCGAAGGAATTCGCTCCCGGGTATGGCCAGACGTTGGATCGAGAGCGACTGAATTGGCCGAGTTGAACGTTATTTCGATGCGGATCCTTGCCGGATTTGAACACGAAGACAAGTTCATGCTCGCTGCGGTACAGCGAGCCCATGCCGGCGGTGTCCTTCGTCCACACGCACACATTCTTGAGTTCGGTATAGGCCTGTTTGCCGGCCTGCAGCAGCTCCCCCATGTGCCTCCAATCCATCATGACGAAGTGCAGCGATCCGCTATGGCTGTAGCGGACCAGAAGGATACAGACCCTGGTCAGAAACAAGGTGAATTCAGCTTCCGACATTTCGCCGGAGGCCATGACGAATTCACGATGCCGGGTCTTGCCCTTGCCCCTGACGTGGCCGTTGATCGGCACATTGTAGGGGGCGTCGGTAAAGACCACCCGGGCGCATTCGTCTCCCAGCACCCGCGAATAGCTGTGCTCGTCGAGAGCGTCTCCGCACAGGACGCGGTGCTTCCCGAGGCGCCACAAGTCGCCCGATCGTCTGACCTGCACGGGCGAGGGCTCGGGTAGCTCGTCCGCGGGATCCTGGTCGCCGTCGCTCGTCGGGGTGAGGTTCTCAATGAGCAGATCGATCTCGGGGACATCGAAACCTGTGACCTCAAGACTGAAATCGAGCTCCGCCTCGGCCAGAATCCTAAATTGCTCGCCGAGCAACCGCTCATCCCACTGGGCGTTCTGGGTCAACCGGTTATCTGCTATCTGAAAGGCGCGTAACTGATCTCGGCTCAAGTGCTCGAGCTGAATCGTTGGCAGTAACTTCAAACCGAGTGTCTGGGCGGCGGCCACACGGCCGTGGCCGGCGATGACGTTGAGTTTGGCGTCGACCAGCGCTGGGACGAGGAATCCGAACACGCTGACGCTGGCCGCGATCTGGGCGATTTGCTTTGACGAGTGGAGTCGGGGATTCTTGGGGTCGAGCCGGAGATCACCGATGGGGCGGTACTGAATCGCGAGCTGACGACGCGACGCCCGCGGAACCTTGAGCGCCGATGAGGCGCGTGACGAATTCAATAAGCGAGTCATGATTACTCCTTTGAAGAATTGAGTGTGGGTTTCAAGACTGAGAGACTTCGCGGAGACGATTAACAGCAGAGAGACGGCGGCGCGAGGCCGCCGGCTGGTCTTCACGGACTCGGCAACCTCGGCTCGAATCGATTTGGAAACTTCTGTTCTAATATCGCCACGGTGGGCGCTGTTCATCACGACGGTGCCCATCGCCTCATATTTTTCAACTTCCAATCGCAACTTATGCAGACCGGGGCCGCCCGTGTCAAAAGCTTTTTTCAAAGACGGGTGGAGAATTTCGGTGATAACGAAAACGCGCAACTGGTCCTGGCTGAGGTGCTTGAGCTGAATCGTTGGCAGCACATCCAGAGGGAAGGTGCCGAGGCGGGCACACGGCCATAGAGATGACGTCGAGCTTGGTGTCGACCACCACGGGTACCTTGAAACCGAATGCACCAATGCTGGCCGCGATCTCCGCGACCTGCTTCGGCGAGTAACCACGGATTTCTTCGGTTTGAGCCTGAGATCAGCGATGGGCCGGGGCGGAATCGCGAGCTGACGATGCGAATCTCGGGCAAGCTTGAGCGCCGATGAGGCGCATGAGACGTGATAAACGAGAACATTGTCCCTCCTTGGGAAGACCGGCTGTGGGTCTCAAGACTGAACCATTGGCGGAGTAGATTGCCGGTAGAAACTGCGGTTGCCCAACTCCATCGGGTGAGCCCTGCGGACTCGTCAGCTGCGGCGCGAACGGTTTTCATGTTGTGGTGATCTTTTCGCAGGGACTCTCTGGGCGGTACCCGCCGCCTCCGACCTTCGCGTCTTCTTATGCAGCCGGAATGCCCCGGGACGATGGGTCCCGTGTCGAATGCTTTCGGAGGGCGGGAACGGAGCTAGTGAGACGCGGTCCGCTACGGTGACACTCAAAGTGCTCGCGCAAACAGTTGATGTGCCTCTTTGGTCGAGACCAGGCCGGTAGCCACCTCTGCGGGGGTTCTGGGAATCTCGTGTAAATTGACTTCAGCCCCGTCCGCTACCCTGGTCACGGCTCGAACGCTGTTCCGTTGAATGCTGGGCTCGGAAGTCGCCGGCGCGAAATGGTTACACGTCGCATCACACGAGAAGGCTTCTACCCCAGTCTTGGGGTGTTGATTTGCTCGTCCGGATTGCGGGTCGCTCTTCGGTCCGCGTCGCGGCATGAGGACAAGGCTTCGAGATGCGTGCCGCATTGTTGCATTAATGAGCCCGAGCGTTTCGGCGACAGAAGCGCCGGGCTGTTCTGAGAACACCGTGGCGATGGTTCGAATCCCACCCTCTCCGCCAGATCGATCTTGCTTGTAATCAGTAGCATAGAATCGAGCATCAAAATATTGTGTTAAGTGTGTGCTTGATTTCCACACCCCTCCTGTGGTAAGCGTCCTAATGCGGGAGGTCCGCCATGCAAGTTCCCATCGTCACGATCTTCGTTCGCCACAGTCCCGACTGCCCCCACCAGGACGAGTTTTACAAGCGCTGCCAGTGCTGGAAACACCTCCGCTGGTCTCACGGCGGAAAGCAGCCAAGACCAAAAGCTGGGCCGGCGCCGAGCGTGCCAAGAAGGAGATCGAGCTCTCCTACGAGAACGCTGCCCTCGGCAGGCCTGTCCAGCAACCCTCACGGGCCTTTGCCGAGTCCAATTCACCATCCTGTTGTCGTCACTCACCGGTCTTGAGCCGGGACGCTCTTTACCAATTCAATGGTCCCCTTGTTGGTGTCGATCGTACCGGCCATCTTGTCGCCATTCACCGTCACCTCGCACTGATCAAAGGCGACTGTTCGGCCGGGTTGGGGGAAGGTCTTGATCGTGAGTTTGTTTCCCTTGACAACTCCGG